GTTCATCGCTGAGAGAATCGTCATTGATTACCTGGAATATACGCTGCTGTTCCATGGACTTCAACGCAGTCTTAGTAACTTCTTTGTAGGTATATGGTCTGACATGCACTGTGAGCTGATCAATAGGAATATCTTTTTCATATACAAATTGATTGAAGACATCAAACCAAGCAGTTAGATCCATGTCATAGCTGTTTTCAGCATTGCAGTGAGGACAATTAGTGCCAACTTCCATTTTGTCGCCGTAGGTGGCTATGCGAATAGCTATCAGTGCAAAGTCTAGATCTATGTTAGGCATGACCCAAGGATTTAGGATAGCAGGAATACAACTTTTTATCAGTTCTACGGTGCTGGTACCGTTGAGCAAGGCATCAGGAGTTTTGAACAAAAGTTCATCTTTGGCAGTCATTGCGTACACTGGATACTCTCCATTTTCGCTGACATCCAAACTGCCTGGAGTATAAAACTCTCCCTTGGATGGCAATCGCACATAGATCTTTGGCTGCCTGTAAAAGCTGGCTAAAGGATTCTTTTTAGGTTGATTTTGGTTCATTTTATCTCCGGTAAATATATAATGCTCACAAGTATTTATATGCGCATTTTACCAGGAAAAAAATAAGCCATGGCAGGTGTATTCATTAATATCCCCGGAGTAGGCAATGTAGAAGCTCAAGGTGCGGCTTCAGAAGCCACACTGAGAGAACTATTATCTGTGATGAGAGGCGGTGGTGGTGGCCGCGGTGGTGCAGGAGGGGGTGGTGCAGGAGGGGGTGGCGGCGGAGGCGGCGGCGGTGGAATGAGTCCTCTAGGACTAGCTGGAGCTGTTGTAGGTAAGGCATTTAACAAACTAGGAGTAGTTGCAGGATTTACTACAGGAGTTATAGGCAAGCTAGCTGGTGGAGCAATGAAGGCTACATCTGCCGCTATTGGACTAGGTGAAAGCATCACAGATGCGGTGAAGTCGCTGTCACAACTAGATGGCAGTGCTACCTCGGTAGCCAACATATTTCAAAGTGTTCCACTGATTGGACCAGTATTTGCTGCTGTGGCAGGAGCAGCAGATGATGTGGTTAGATCATATCAAGCTGTGGCACAGACCGGTGCTACATTTGGAGGCAGTATTAGTAATTTTGCCACAGCTGCTTCTCAAGCAGGCATGTCTATGGCAGAGTTTGGATCTATGATTCAAAAGAACGGCAATGCTATGACTGCGTTCGGAACTACTACAGAAGGCGGTGCAAGTAATTTTGCTCGAGTTAGTAAACAACTTCGCAGTACCAGCAGTGAATTATATGCATTGGGTTTTAGCACACAAGATATCAATCAAGGGTTGGCCAGCTACGGTGCATTGATGAAGTCTCAAGGACTACAAGGTAAAAAATCTAATGCAGAATTAGCACAAGGTGCTAAAACCTATCTAAAAGAAATGGATGCACTGGCCAAAGCCACAGGTCAGTCAAGAGCACAAGTAGAAGAATCAATGGCAGCAATGGCCAAGGATGCACAGTTCCAAGCATCAATGTCGGGGTTAGGAGAAGGAGTAAGAAACAGTTTCTTAGCAGTAACCGGTGGACTACCTAAGGGACTTGAAACGTTTGCCAAAGACATCATGTCTACAGGCACAGCTACTACTGAAGAAAATCAAAAGCTCATGGCAATGATGCCTCAGAGTGCAGCCATGCTGCAGAGAATGAATCAAAAAATGCAGCGAGGTGAAGCAGTAACCTTAGAAGAACGCAATGCATTGAATAACTTGATGAAACAAGAAGGTGCAAAAAATCTTCAGAACATAAAATATGCAGGTGCTGCCAGTGCTGAGTTAGGCGGTACTGTTAACGCATTAGCAGCTACTCAACAGATAAATGCCGATGGCTTAAAGCAAGCCACAGAAGAACAGAAAAAAGCCGCTGCCGAAACAGACAAGATGAATCAAAAGATGCAGCAGTTTCAATCTGCAATCGCAGAAGTCAGCAATAACTTTAAGATGCTGTTGGCCAACAGTGGTGTCTTAGATGTTCTGATACAGGCATTCCACGGACTGGTAGGATTAGCCAATCAATATCTAGTACCTGCGTTTAATATTGTAGCCTCTGTGGTTATGAAAGTGGCCAATGGCATCGGAATACTGCTGCAACCAGCACTGGATTATCTTGGAGAAAAATTTGGTGCTTCGGGATTAGGCGGTACAGTGGAATTCATTGACGGTATTATGAATGCAGTGTTCCCTATTCTAGGCGGCATAGTTAGAGGTGCAATACTGGCCTTTGACGGACTGTACGCTGGAGTTATGTCTATAATAACTCCTTTAAAAGATTTAATGACGAATATATTCGGAGTATCCGACAGTGCTAACGGGTTTGGTGAAATATTGATCGAAGTTGGAGCATATGTGGGAGAAGTACTTCAATATTTAGGCAAAGCTATAGGGGTAGTGATTAGAGCCATTGACTTTTTTCTAACTCCAGTAATTCATGTGCTTGTAGATGTTTTCAAAGGAGTATGGTTTGTAATTAAAAAAGTAATAGATGGATTTGCAGGGTTAATGGATCTTTTTGAAGATTTTGCTGATTTCATGTCAGGGGTTATGGATATGATCTTACGAGGAGTGAACAAATTAACCTTGGGTGCTACAGGAATATCAGAAGAAGAATTTGAAAGAAACAAAAAAGCCAGAGATGAATCAAAAAAAGCTCGTGAAGAAGAAAGAAAACGCAGGGACAATGATAAGTCAAGAAATGAAGAAGCTATTCAAACGCAGAAAGCCGGACTTAATCAAGACAGTAAAAAATTTAAAGAACAAAAACTCACACATGAAAGACTCACTGCTGGTGCTAAACGAGAAGCGGCGGCCAAAGAAGCTGCGGTCAAAGCCCAAGAAAAATTATTAGATTACAGTGCAGGTCCAGAAGAACTGTTGAAGCAGTTCAGTTCTAAACAGGGTGGCGCAGTTGAAATAGGCATCAAGAAAGGAGAAATCAGCAAGGAAAAAGAAGCAGCAGACAAAGAACTAGCAGCAGCCAAAACCGGTGCAGAAAAGAAAGCTGCTGCTGAAAAAATTGAAGCTGCTGAAGCCAAACTAAAAGCTCTAAGCGAAGCTGAAGCATTAGCCAAACAGCGCACCGGTTCCGCACCTGCTTCAGCTAATGCAGATGCTACCAGGAAACAAATAGAAGCCGATGCAGCAAAGAAAACAGCCGATGAAGCAGCTGCCAAAAAGAAAGCCGAAGACGAAGCAGCTGCCAAAAAGAAAGCCGAAGAAGATGTAAACAAAAAGAAAGAAGAAGATACAAAAAAACCACAATCTTCAGAAACCTTGTTAGCGGAGTTAAATACTCAGATGGCCACACTTTTGAAATATACCTGGACAGTAGCAAACAACACCAATGAAACTGTTAATGCAACTAGAAGTTTGAACGGAAATCTATACAAAGCATGAGCTGGAAAAGACACTTTACCCCTGTGAAAATTGACAACTCGGGCGGCTCTATGAGTCCGATCAGCGGCCGCGGCCGTCCTGGTCCAGCTCGTGCTAATTACTCCAGTTTCCTACCAGATGTCTACGCAGGTGCTCCCAATCGTGTGGAACGCTACATGCAGTATGACACCATGGACATGGACTCGGAAGTCAATGCTGCTCTAGACATTCTCACAGAGTTTTGCACACAAAAAGAAAAAGAAAATCGCACACCGTTCAACACATTTTTCAAAGGCAGTCCCACTGCCACTGAAGTCAAGCTGCTGAAAGATAGTCTGCAGAAATGGAGCAAGCAACAACAGTTTGAAACTCGTATATTCCGTATTTTCCGCAATGCTCTAAAATACGGTGACTGTTTCTTTGTGAGAGATCCAGAAACCAAAAAGTGGTTGTTTGTTGATGCTGCCAAAGTCACTAAGATCATAGTCAACGAAAGCGAAGGCAAGATACCCGAACAGTATGTAATCAGGGATATCAATTTCAACTTCAAAGACATGGTTGCTGTGACTCCGCATGGTACCACAAACACAGCACCCAGCGGCACTAGTTCATACACCACAGGCGGTGGATTTGGTCGCGGTATGGTCGGTGCAGCAGCACAACCTCCTGGCACAAGATTCAGCAACCAGACCAATGAAGTTACCATAGATGCCAAACATGTGGTGCATATTAGCATGAGCGAAGGACTGGACAACAACTACCCTTTTGGCAATTCAATTCTAGAATCAGTGTTCAAAGTCTACAAACAGAAAGAACTGTTGGAAGATGCTATCATCATCTATCGTATACAACGTGCTCCAGAAAGACGTATTTTCTATGTAGACGTGGGCAACATGCCAGCACACATGGCCATGAGTTTTGTTGAGCGTGTTAAAAACGAAATCCAACAGCGACGTATTCCTTCATCTACAGGTGGTGGAGCTAATGTCATAGACGCTTCATACAATCCATTAAGCGTCAACGAAGACTACTTCTTTCCACAGACCGCAGAAGGTCGAGGATCTAAAGTTGAAACATTACCAGGAGGCACTAACCTTGGAGAAATTACAGATCTGCGTTATTTTACTAACAAATTGTTTAGGGCTTTACGCATACCTAGTTCATATCTTCCTACAGCCATAGATGAACAGCCCAACACCATGGCAGATGGCAAGGTTGGCACTGCCTACATACAGGAACTGAGATTCAACGAATACTGTAAACGTCTACAGTCAATGATCGTAGAAACTTTTGATCTAGAATTCAAACTGTGGTTAAACGCACAGGGCATCAACATAGACAACGGTCTATTCGAATTGAAATTCAACTCACCGCAGAATTTTGCTGCTTATCGCCAATCTGAACTGGACACAGCTAGAGCTGCAACATTCAGCCAGGTCATAGCTATTCCGCATCTCAGCAAGAGATTCGCCATGAAACGTTTCCTAGGTTTATCAGAAGAAGAAATCAAAGAAAACGAAAAGCTATGGAGAGAAGAAAACGGTACAGTTCTTAAACCAGATATGGATGCGCAGAGCCAGTTGAGAAGTGTAGGAGTCTCAGCGGGTGGAATGGCTGCAGACGCAGCAGCTCAGACCGCAGAAGCACCCCCAGACATGGCAGCTGCCGCAGAAGCAGGTGCAGAAGGCACAGAAGCAGCACCCACAGAAGCACCAGTTCAATAATAAATACATTATGCTTCTAAACGAATTTTTTTATTTTAACGAAAAAAACAACGACTTTGCCAATGATCGTAGATACGACTCCAGCAGAGATTCGTCAGTGGTCAAAAAAAGTGACACGAGAAAAATTCGTTTGACACTACGGCAGATCAATCAACTGAGACTGCAGGCAGAAGCACATCAAGTAGAATCAGAGTCTGAACTGGGATTTATTAGGCAAATGTATGCAACCCCAGCAGAAGCACCTGCAGAATAACCCTGCATTCGTCATAGGCAACGGCACTAGCAGACTGAAGTTAAATCATCTCAGTGTAATGGATCGCGGCATAGTCTATGGCTGCAATGCACAGTACAGAGAGTATGCTCCGCACTACTTGATAGCTGTAGATGTGAAAATGGTGAACGAAATCATAGGTGCAGGCTATCACAAAAAGCACCAGGTTTGGACAAATCCCAACAAAGGTATCAGCACCAAACACAATATCAACTTCTTTTCCCCCCACAAAGGTTGGAGCTCAGGACCCACTGCTCTGTGGTTCGCTGCCACCCAAGGACATCAACAGATCTACATATTTGGCTTTGATTATCAAGGTGACAATGGCAAATTCAACAATGTGTATGCCAACACTCACAACTATAAAAAAAGCTCAGATTCTGCCACTTACTATGGAAACTGGCTGAGCCAAACTGAAAAAACCATCAAAGAATTTAGGCACGTGAAATTCTTCAGAGTGGCAGATCCTGGTGCTTTTATACCAGATAAACTAGGCCCAACACTGTCAAACCTCAGCCA